TGGTTAATACTCTTAAAACTTATGCCGATGACTATGGTGTTAATCAGTTACTTAATAAGTCTTGGTGGGAACAGAAGTCAATAGATTTATTTGCTGGTAAAACAACAGATGATGACATTGAAGAAGAAATTCGCAATATGTCTGCTAGTGCTTATGCAGCCTATGCTCCTGGTATTTTGGCTGGTAGAAGTTTAGCATCACAGACATCAGCACTCAAACAAACATATGCAAATATCTATGGCATAGACCCAGATACAATTCAATATGACAATAAAACTTTTATGAAGTTACTTCAATACACAGACCCAAAAACAAAGCAACCAGTTCCTATTCCAATTTGGGAAGCAGAAAAAGTTCTTAAGTCTCAAGATGATTATCTCTATACTAAAAATGCTATAGATAGTTTTGACCAAATTGGCGCTAGTATTCTTAGGGAATGGAAGTTAATTTAATGGCTGATACAACAAATCTTAAAGGTATTCAAGAAGCATCAGGCAATAAAACTTCTCCAACTTCTCCAAGAGGAACAACAGAAGAGCGCCTAGCGGCGATGAAGGCTGAGCGCGAAAAGAAACTTGCAGAACAAAAGGCTGCTCGACCAACAGCAAAAGAAGCCTACGAAAAAAAACAGGCAGATGCAGAAGCAGCCAATAATAAAAAATACATAGAGCAAATACTTGCAAACAATCCAGATACTGGAGCAGGTGGAGTTGTTGGTTCTTCGGTTATGAAGTGGTCTATTGACCCAAAGACTGGAAAAAAGCGCACACCTAAAGAAATTATTGATGCTGTCACAGAGGCTGCTCTTGCAGACAAGACTCCTGGTGGAATATCTATAGACCCAATAACAGGTAAGCAACAGTCTTGGACTCCTGCGGAAAAAGTACGCGCTGCTTTAGGACAGTTGGCAGCAAATGCAAAGCGAGAATCAAAAGATTTAGGCATAGCAGATGAAGTTTTGAAGGCCATGAAAAACAGTGGTCGTGGTGCTGCTTCATCTTCTCTTGCTAATAAGCCTGAAACTTGGTTAATCGGTAAAGACAAAGTTGGAACAGTTGTTGATAGAAAAATCTTTGATGAGCCAAACGCTAGACCAAATTTTATTATCGACCCAAGCAAGAACCAACTTACTCCAGAACAGTTGAAACAGTTTAAGGAAATTGGTCTTAAGGGCGGATTTGCGGTTGACCCTGTTAGCGGTTTTCAAGTTTTAATTGATGACCAAGGAAGATACACATTAGGTGAACAACCAAGGCCTAATGGTTATACTCCTAATATGGATTACAGCAAGTATATCCCAGGTGTCAATGAAGCAGATTATGGCATGACTGAAGTTCCTAATATAACAGAACAACCAGTTGATGAAAATAATACTATTGATAATCGACTTATAGTTGACCCTAATAGAAATAATCCTAATCAAATTGTAATTGACCCAGTTACTGGCAAGCCAGTTCTTGGTAAACCACTTGTTCCTAATACTGGTAATAATGTTCCTGAAGGCACAACACTTGAGGAAAGACAGCGTAAAGAAAATGCATTAGCATCTTTAACTGCTCGTTTTGCTCAATATGGTTTACAGTCTTTGATTCCTAAAATTAAAGAGTTAGTAATTAATGGTTCAACAGAATCAACTATTGCCCTTGAACTAGCAGAAACAAACGAATATAAAGAACGCTTTAAGGCTAATACTGAACGTCTTAAAAAGGGACTATCTGTTTTAGACCCAGGTACTTATATTGGTATGGAAGATTCTTATCGCCAAGCATTGCGAGCATACGGATTAAGACAGTTTGATACTGATAATTATGTGTCTCAGTTTATTGCTAATGATGTTTCTACTAATGAACTATCTAATCGTATTGTTACTGCGGTTCAACGAATACAAAATGCTGACCCAGCAATCACAAGACAATTAAAAGAGTTTTATAACATTGGGCAAAATGACCTTGTGGCTTATGTCCTTGACCCTAACCAACAGTTTCAAAAGATTGAGCGTCAAGTTCAGGCTGCTGAAATTGGTGTTGCTGCAGCCCGTCAGGGTATTGCTGCTGGTGTTCAGGTTGCCGAACAGTTAGCAGCACAGGGAGTCACTCAAGCAGAAGCACAAAAGGGTTATGCAACTATTGCAGATATTTTGCCTGATGCTAAGAGACTATCTGATATCTATGGAAAAACTCTTGAAGGTTATGACCTTGGTCAGGCAGAACAAGAAGTATTTAACCAACTTGCCTCTGCTCAGCGTAGACGACAAAATTTATCTAAGCGAGAAGTTGGAACATTTAGTGGTTCAAGTGGAACCAACAAAACTAGCCTTACTGAATCAAGTACAGGCCAATTCTAAAATCCTGACATGGACCTATCGGCCCCATGCAGCGTAATAGACCGATAGTAGGAGCCAGCCAGTTTCCCCGAACTGAACTGTGGCCTGCGAACTAACAACGAATAGAAGGGTGGGTTGCTATGAGCAACAACAACTGGGATGAAGAAGACGATGACTTTGATACAGACATCGATAACTATGATGGAAGTGACTTGGTAAAGAAGTTACGGAAAGCAAAGCGTTCAGATGAAAAGCGTATTAAAGAACTTACAGAGCAACTTGAGGTATTCTCCAAGGCGCAGCGTGAGTCAACCGTTAAAGAACTCCTAGAAAAGAAGGGCGTAAATACTAAAGCAGCACGGTTAATCCTAAAGGATATTTCCGAAGTTAATGAAGAGTCAATTAATACTTGGCTATCTGACAATGGAGATTTAATTGGATATGAACCTAAGTCAAATAATGACGACCTCAATCTTGCGGCACTACGCCAGCAAGACATTGTGACGCAGCAGGGTATTTCGCCAGATAAAGCAAATGACATCAACGCTCGACTAAATGGCAATTTTGAGAACGCTGAAGACTTCATGGCTTTTCTTCAATCACAACAATAAATATCCGTTCATAGTCACTTGGAGGTGACCACACATGCCTAACGCATATACAGATACGTCGAGTACATCATTCGGCGGTACAGTAGGTGGCGCAGGTCTCGTACAGAAGGCGTATGACCGTCTTCTCGAGTTCGCTCTCCGTTCAGAACCCCTAATTCGTTCTGTCGCAGACAAGCGTCCAGCAAAGCAATCAATTCCAGGTTCAACAGTAGTTCTACAGAAGTACGTTGACCTTGATGCAGTAACAGGAACACTAACAGAGACAGTTGACCCAGATGCAGTAGCACTGACAACACCAACCTCTGTCACAGTAACACTTAATGAGTACGGTAACGCAGTTCTAGTAACTCGCGCATTGGAACTCTTCTCACTTGCAGATGTAGACCCAGCAATTGCTAACATCATTGCATATAACTTGGCAGATTCTATCGACAAGGTTGCAATGAACACACTACGCTCAGGTTCAAACAACATTTTCGCAGGTAACGCAACAGCAGTTGCTAACGTAGACGCAGCAGACACAATTGACTCAGCAGACATTCGTCGCGCTGTAGCAAAGTTGCGTGCTAACAAGGCAAAGGCTCGTCGTGGAAGTGCATACTGGGTAGGTATTCACCCAGAAGTTTCACACGACCTTCGTGCCGAGACAGGCGACCTAGGATGGCGCTATCCAAACTCACAGTCTGCAGAAAACTCAAACAAGATTTGGGCTGGAGAAATCGGTGAGTACGAAGGTGCATTCTTCGTAGAGTCATCACGTCTATACAATGCTAAGACAGGTGCAGACCAGTCAACACTAGCAACAACAGCAGTAACAGTAGCAGGAACATCAGCAGGATTTACATTCGGCGTTGCTTCATCTGCAGTTATTGCAACACGTGCTGAAGTTGGTGACAAGATTGCAGGAACAGGTATCGCTTCAGGTGCAAAGATTACTGCTATCACTACATCAGGTTCAACAACTACATTTACTGTAGACACAGCAAACACAGCAGCAGTAACAGTTTCAACAACTGTAACTGTAACTCCAGTAACACGTGTATACAACACAATCGCATGTGGTTCACAGGCAATGGCAGAAGCCGTAGCAGAAGAGCCACACGTAGTTATTGGTAACGTAACTGATAAGTTGATGCGTTTCCGCCCAATGGGTTGGTACGGCGTACTTGGCTTTGCAGTTTACCGTGATGAGGCTCTATACCGAATCACATCTGGTTCATCAATCGCTGCTCTCTAGTAGTTAATTGACTGTAGGGCTGGGGAAACCCAGCCTTATGGTGAGTCCACTAAAGGAGGATGAATGTCTAACTGGTTATTTAAAACACCAACAGTTGAAGAAGGTCCTGCTGGTATGCATAGACTGTTTGAGTTTTATAAGTTGGACCGTGGTATTTCTATTGTATTAAATACTAATGGACAGTATCAACAGATACGCTATCCACTTGATTCTGATTTACCAGAGTACCCAGTTGTTTATCGTGGTGGATACAACTACACAGTAGATGACACTACTAAGGCAGCACTTATTGCTGGTGGTGTAGGAATAACAGAAGCGAATTTTACAGAAGTATGAGCCTACATCAAATACAAACACATCCTGAATATGTAGAAGGATGCTTTGGGTGCAAAGTTATGACCCTTGAACTAGGCACAGGTGATGCTGACTCTCGTCGTCAAAGGTCACAAAAAGCATTTAATCAAGAGTTAGATGCTTACAAACAAGCCAGAGCACAAGGTATACAACCTGGCGGTACATCAATGCAAAAGATTCGTGAAGCCGAAAAGGCTTCCGAAGTATTAGGCAAGCCATACAACTCGAACACAATGCCTGATGCAACCAAAGTAAACAAATCAACCGTAGCAGTAATGAAAGAGATAGGACAAATATAATGCCAATGGTCGGAAAAAAGAAGTTCCCATACACACCTGCAGGTAAGAAGGCAGCCAAGGCATATGCCGCTGGCGAAATGATGGAATCCAAGTCTGAAAAGATGATGGAAGTAAAAAAGGGTATGAAGAAGAGAGTTGCTAAGAAGGCTGTTGCTAAGAAGGTAGTTATGAAAAAGATGGGCAAGAAGAAGTAATGTCAGCCAAAAAAGCACACCCTGGATTTAAAGCAGTTCAAAAGAAGATTGCTGCCAAACAGGGTGTTGGCATGAAACGCGCTGGTGCAATTCTTGCAGCAGGTGCACGCAAAGCCAGCAAGGCTGCAGTTAAAGCCAACCCGAATCTTAAAAAAGTTTCTGGTATGAAAAAGATGGGAAAGAAAAAATAATGGCAAGCCCTATTAAAAAAGTTATTAAGCGAGTTAAAACAGTAGCACGAGAAGTTCGTGATATTCCTACAGCGATGGGTACTGGTATTGCTGCTTCACAGGATTATAAGCAGCGCGGTCCAGGAAATGCCAATACTGTAAAAGCAAATGCTAATGCTTCTAGTGATAACTGGGATAAGCAATTAGCAGAAGTTGCTAGAGCAATTGTTAAAGGCAAGCCTGGTACACGTTCAGATAAGTTTGACTCAAAAGGCAAGTACACAAGAGGATAGGAAAAAACAATGGCAAGTTTAACGGAACGTCAAGCGCAAGCACTAGCAAGAGAACAAGCAAGAGCAGCAGCAGCAGCCGCAGCAGCGGCTAAGCGTGCAGCGCGAAAGAAAGAACCTAAGTTAATCGTAGACCCGCCACGATATAACCCACCAATGAGCACAATGCCAGTTTATGAAAATCGCGTTACTGGTGGAATTGCTGGTGCAGCAACAGTTAATCCAGTCTATAACACATACAATTAAGAAAGCGAAGAAAAAATTATGGCAAGTTTGACAGAACGCCAGGCAAGAGCATTGGCACGCCAACAGGCTGCTGAAGCAGCAGCGAAGGCAAGATTTGATGCGCTGTCTCCAGAACGAAAAGCAGCAATTAAAGCAAGAGAAAAGGCAGCAGCAGATAAGGCAGCAGAAGTTGCCGCTAAGCGTGCAGCACGTAAAGGTACAACTAAGTTTCCTAACTTAGGCATAGAAGTACCTAATAGCGAATTGAATAAGCCAATCTATGCATATTCAAATCGCAATAGCGGTGGAATTGCTAAAGCACCAACAGTTAACCCAGTTTACAACACATACGGTTAAAAATGACAGACCCAAGACTAAAGCGAGCAGGAGTATCAGGCTTTAATAAACCTAAGCGTACGCCAAACCACCCAAAAAAGTCACACGTTGTTGTGGCTAAAGAGGGAAACAAGGTTAAGACTATTCGCTTTGGTCAGCAAGGCGTGACTGGCGATAGACAACCTACAAAACGTCAAGCATCATTTAAGGCACGTCATGCAAAAAACATTGCCAAAGGCAAAATGAGTGCAGCATACTGGGCGGACAAAGTTAAATGGTAGCAAAGAAAAAGGCTAAGTCTAAAGTTAATGCTGCTGGCAACTACACCAAACCAGCAATGCGTGCTTCTTTGTTTAAGAAGATTAAGGCTGGTTCTAAGGGTGGAGACCCTGGTGAATGGTCTGCCCGTAAAGCACAACTACTTGCTGTTGAATATAAAAAAGCAGGAGGCGGTTACAAGTAATGGCACTTGCTAAGTCACAGCAATCACTTAAAAAGTGGACTGCACAAAAATGGAAGACCTCTGATGGTAAGCCATCAAAAGGCAAGAAAAGATATTTACCTGAAAAAGCATGGGCCGCATTAAGCCCTGCAGAAAAAGCAGCAACCAATAAAGCCAAAGCCAAAGGTAATGCTAAAGGTAAACAGTTTGTAAAACAACCAAAGTCAATAGCAAAGAAGGCTGCGAGGTTTAGATAATGGCAACGGGAGAAGCAGGTAGCACACTTACTGACGAGTTAAATCGTCTTGCAAATGGTGGAACATATCCAGCATTAACGGCATATAAGTCAGAACAAGGTGCTGCAAATGCATATGCATCAACCAATGGTTTAGGTGTTATTGCTGCACTAAACATTAAAGCCAGCGCAAGTCGTCAACCTAAAGATTACAAGATGCTAAATGCCGTATGTAATGAACTAGCAGGAACTACTGGACTATCAGCCGTTGTTGCACTAAGGAGCATAAACCTATGACAATAACACTAACGCAAATGATTGATGAAGTACTTATCAATCTATCTGGCTATACCTACCAGCAAGACCGTTCTACTTATCTTAAAACTGCAGTAACGGGATTAACATCACCAAGTACTTCACCTACAATTTTGTCTCTTGGAGATACTAGCAATGTAGGTAAGGGCATACTTGAAATTGATGAAGAGTTAATGTGGGTTGACTCATTTGACCGTGTTGGTGGTACAGCAACAGTCGCCCCTTATGGGCGAGGCTATTTAGGAACAACTGCTGCAACACATACTGCGGATACAAAGGTTACTATCTCACCTATTTTTCCACGCTATGTTATTAAGAAGGCTATTAACGATACTATTGAAGCGGTTGGTTCTGCTATCTATGCAGTTAAGCAAACATCTTTTACTTACAATGCAGCAGTAACTACTTATGAATTTCAAGATTTAGAAATAGAAAATATTTTGACAATGTCATGGCAAGATATTGGACCAACAAAAGAATGGATTAGAGTTCGTAGATGGACTTTTGACCCACTTGCTGACACAGCAACATGGGGTGGCGGTTCACAAACTGTAACTATTCATGATGTTATTATTCCTGGTAGAACTGTTAAAGTTATGTATGCTACTTCTCCACTTATTTTTACAAGCAACTCACAAGACTTTTCTACACAAACTGGATTATCAACTACGGTTAAAGATGTAATTATTTTAGGCGCAGCCTATAGACTGTTGTCTTATCTTGACCCAGCCCGTGCTGCTCAGTACAGTCCACAGGCTGATGAGATTGATTCTAAGCGTCCATTTGGTGCATCTAATACAGCGGTACGTCAAATCTTTGGACTATATCAACAACGTCTAAATGAAGAAAAACAAAAGCAATTAACTCTATATCCAACACGAGTTCACTACAGCCGATAGGAATATAAATGACAACTAGAAATTACTCTTCGCGTTCCCAACAGACTACGCTAACAAGCGCAGTTACTGCTGGTGCATCAACAATAGTTGTTCAGTCTGGTACTGCACTCTTGGGTGGGCAGTCAGTTGCTGGTGGTACAACTTTTACAATTGTTATTGACCCAGATACATCAATTGAAGAAATTGTAGATGTAACTGCAGTATCAACTAATACTTTTACAATCAGTCGTAATATTGATGGTTCCTCTGCACAGGCTCACTCTGCTGGTGCAGTGGTTCGCCACATGGCTATTGGTCGTGACTATCGTGAAGCAAATGCTCACATTGAAGCCGCTACAGGTGTTCACGGCATTTCTAACTCTTCTTCTGTAGTTGGAACTATTGACACTCAGACACTGACGAACAAAACTCTTACAGCCCCTACAATTAGTAGTCCTAGTATTTCAGGTTCTTTTGGTGTAGAAGCAAATATTGTTTTTGAGGGTGCAACACCTGATGCTTTTGAAACTACTCTTACAGTAGTTGACCCTACACAAGATAATACAATTACTTTACCTGATACAACTGGTACAATAGTTATTGCTACTGCAACACAAACTCTTACAAATAAAACTTTAACAAGTCCTACTATTTCAGGTTCGCCAGTAATTACTGGTTTATCTTCTGCAGGAATGTCAGCGTCTTCTGCAACTCCTAAGGATTATGTAGATAGCATTCTAGGCTCAGCAACAGCAGCATCTACATCTGCTGCTAGTGCAGCAGCAAGTGCAACGGCAGCAGCCACAAGTGCTACAAGTGCATCGGCTTCAGCATCAGCAGCGGCATCATCTGCTACAGCCTCGGCGACATCTGCATCAGCGGCGGCAACTAGCGCAAGTTCGGCAGCAACATCTGCTACCGCAGCATCTACAAGCGAAACTAATGCATCTACTAGCGCATCAAGCGCTGCTACGAGTGCAAGTTCAGCAGCAACAAGTGCAACTTCTTCAGCCAATAGCGCAACAGCATCTGCAACTAGTGCTACAGCATCTGCAACATCAGCAAGTGCTGCTGCTACAAGCGCATCTAGTGCTGCAACTTCAGCCTCTTCTGCGGCAACTAGCGCGACATCGGCTGCTACATCATATGATGAGTTTGACGACCGCTACCTTGGTAGCAAGTCATCTGCTCCTACAGTAGACAATGACGGCAATACACTTATTGTAGGTGCTATGTATTGGAACAATGTTTCTAATCTTATGTTTGTATGGTCAGGCTCTGTCTGGGTACAAATTACCACAACAGCATCTTACTTAGCACCTACTCTTGGTAGCACAACTATCAACTCTGGTGCAACTGTTACAAATGTTGATGGATTAACTATTAATTCAACTACTATTCCTGCATCTAAGACTTTAGTTGTTACTACAGATAAGTTATCAGCACTCGCTGCAACAACTTCTGCAGAATTGGCTGGTGTTATTTCTGATGAAACTGGTTCTGGTGCTTTAGTATTTGCTAATACACCTACTCTTGTTACACCTGTTCTAGGTGTAGCAACTGCTACATCAGTTAATGGTACAACAATCCCAACATCTAAAACTTTAGTTGATACTGATTCCTCTCAGACATTAACTAACAAAACGTTAACAAGTCCATTACTTGATGGAGCAATTGTAAAATCTCCAGAAGAACGATGGACTGTTTCAGCAACAGCAGCCACTGGAACTGTTGCCTTTGATGCAGTAACTCAAGGAGCGTTGTATTACACAACAAATGCTTCTGGTAACTGGACACTCAATGTGCGTGGAAATTCAGGCACTACATTAAATTCAATTCTGGCTGTTGGTGATACTATTACTGTAGCATTTTTAGTTACAAATGGTGGTACTGCTTATTATCAGACAGGATTCCAAGTTGATGGAAGCGCAGTTACTCCTAAGTGGAGTGGTGGTACTGCTCCTGCTTCTGGTAACGCATCATCTATTGATGCTTACTCGTTTACAATTATTAAAACAGCATCAACGCCAACCTACACCGTTCTTGGTGTTGGTCCAGTTAAGTACGCATAGGAGATATAGATGCCTTTATTTAGTCCAGTTTCATTAGGTGGTATTGGTAAAGCAACAGTTACTGGTACTACTGGTTCACCTAACATTGACTCAAGTACTCGTTCTCCTAAAACTGTTTATCGTTTTAATGGTTCTGGTTCTATTACTATTGGTACTGCTGGCACTGCTGAGATTTTAGTTCTTGGCGGTGGTGGTGGTGGTTCTAGTGCAGGTGGTGGCGGAGGTGCTGGTGGTTACTATTATACAGCAAGTGCTTTACTACCCGCAGGAACTCTTACCGTTACAGTTGGTGCTGGTGCTGGTGTAACAAACGGTAGGTCAAACAATGGATTTGCTAGTGCTTTAGGAAACATAGTTGGTGTTGGCGGTGGCGCTGGTGGCGGTAACAATTTCCCAGGATTTAATGGGGGCTCAGGCGGTGGCGGAGGAATTAACGCTAATAATGCAGGTGGTTCTTCAACTCTAAGCCAAGGAAACGCAGGTGGCACTTCAAACTCTTCAGGTGGAGGCGGAGGTGGCGCGGGTGCAGTAGGCGGTGCTGGTAACGCTGGTGCTGGTACTGGAGGTGCTGGTGGTAATGGAACTGCTAGTTCTATTACAGGTTCATCTATTACAAGAGGTGGCGGTGGTGGGGGACAAGGTACTGTAACAGGTGGCGCAGGTGGTTCGGGTGGTGGTGGTGCTGGTCGAGGTGGAGTATCAGATGTTCCTGATAATGGTACCGCTAACACGGGCGGAGGCGGAGGCGGTTCTCAAAATTTCTCCTCTCAAGGTGGCTCAGGTCAAGTAATCATAGTGATTGGATAAACAATGGCACATTTTGCAAGAATGGAAGATAACATCGTTCGTGAAGTTATTGTTATCGATAATGAAGTAGTAGAAAACAAACCATTCCCAGAGTCAGAACCAATTGGGATTGCATTTTGTAAAGAGACATTTGGAGCAGATACAGAGTGGCTTCAGACTTCATACAATGGAAGTTTCAGAGGCAAGTATGCTGCAAGCGAAGATACTTATAACGCAACAACAGATACATTTGAATACGAAAATTAATTTCTATAAACAAAACTAATAGGGGGACACTATGGGTAAAGTAAATAAGGGAACACTAGCAATTGGCTGGTGTGACAACGGTAACACTGATGGAAAGTTCACAGAAGGTGTCGTTAGTGTAGCACTACAGTGCTCTAATAACGGCATCGAACTGACTCACAGTATGCGAGTGCAGGGTAATCAGATTGGCAGACAACGTCAGGTTCTGTTTGACTACTGGGCTGACCATATCAAGAGTGACTGGCTACTATGGATTGACTCAGATATTGTAGTCAACATGGAGGTAGTTGCAAAACTATGGGATGCTGCCGATAAGATTGGCAAGCCAGTCGTTAGCGGAACTTACTTCATCTCCAAGGAAAATGAGGGTACATTGGCTAAGCCATACCCAGCACTATTCCTTGACGTAGATGAGTTTTCCATTCAGCATATTCACCCACTACCACCTAATGAACTGATTAAGGTGGACAGTGCAGGGTTTGGATTTGTGTTGATGCACAAGTCAATTATTGAACCTATGCGCCAGAAGTTTCCTGGTGAGTCAATGTTTGCCGAACAAGAAAACGTTGGCGACAAGTATGTTGGTGAAGACATTGTCTTTTTCCGTAAGATGCAAGCAGCAGGTATTCCCCTGTATGCACACACTGGTGCTTTAGTTAGACATATTAAAAGATTCTCCCTAGACATGGATTATTACGCTATGTATTGGAGTATGCAACACCTTAAAGAACAAATGAAAAACAAAAAAGACTAAGGAGTTTACGTGGCTGGTCGTGATATTACCGAAGGTCGTTCGACGCGAGCAATTGCTGTTGACGTTGGTATAGTTTCAACCTCTGCTATCTGGCAGAATACTGATATTGCATATGACACAGCCATTGGAGGCGTGCCATTTATCTATGCAATTAGTGATGCACGTCCATATATCCGACAGACAGCACCATTTCGTAAAGACCAGTTTGATAATCAACCTGAACCAGGTGAGCAATCACTTACTGGTTGGTGGATTCGTAGTCAACAATCTTTTCATGGTGGAGACGGTATAACATTTTATGACCCAGCCCAGACTGCTCCTAATTCACCTGAGCATTATCGCTTTGCCGATAGCAAAGGTGTAGATGTATGGACACCAGGTGAAGTAACTTTACTTAACAATGTTAATGTAAGTCATCTTACTACTGGTGCTTTAAAAACAACTGGTAGACCAAATCAATTTGTTCGTTCAATTAAATGGAACAACACACAAGGTGTGTTGCTTTCTGATGAGTATGATATTGACAAGATTGATATTGATGGAAACCTAACTAATTTTGTAGACTATAATTCTGGAACTGCTACACGAGTTTATGCAATTTGCGATGATGGCGTAAATGCTTATTGGATTACTAATTCTTCTACCAAAAAGGAAGTATATAAGAAGCCATTAACTGGTACATCAGCATCTACTGCCGATGTTACTCTTATGTTTGATGAAATTGGTACAGTCTCTAACGCAACAATGGAATATGTTAAAGAGCGTATTGTTATGTGTGCTGACAACAAGGTATATGAGTTTGCTCCTAATGCATCTGCTATGCCTACTGCTGTATATACACATCCATCAACAACACATGTATATACATCAGTTGCAGCCTCTGGTCCTGCTATTTATGTGGCTGGTTACAATGGCATTCAATCAACAATTATTAAGTTTACGTTGTCAACTGCTGGTGTAATGCCAACGTTGACATCTGCTATCACAGCAGCGGAAATGCCAGTAGGTGAAGTAGTACACAAGATTCATTACTATTTAGGCTACATGATGATTGGCACTAACAAGGGTATCCGTGTTGCTGCTGTCAATGACAATGATGGTTCACTATCATATGGTCCTCTTATTGTAGAAACATCACAGCCATGTTATGACTTTGCTAGCCGTGACCACTTTGTTTGGTGTGCTACTGGTGTAAATGGTGAGCCTGGTGTTATTCGTATTGACTTAAGTTTAGAGATTGCCCCATTACGTTTTGCTTATGCAAATGACATTTATTATGGTGGAGTAACAGGACATGTTACTACTAGTTGTGCTTTTGCTAATGGAACTGACCAACTTGTTTTTGCAACTTCTGCTATTTCAGTTGGTGGTACGATTACCAATAAGCAAATGACATCAGGTGTTGCTACGCTGACAACTGCATCTGCACATGGTTTAATTGCTGGAAATTTAGTATGGGTAGAGGGTGTTGATTCTAACTTTAATTCAACCACTAATGAGTGGACTATTACAAGTGCTACAACTACAACCTTTACATACACAAGTGCAGTAACAGCAACAGTTGCTTCTACTGCTGTCACATCATCTACTGCCCTTGTTAATATTACTGGTTCAACATATATTGAAGATGATACTGACCTAATTCCAACAGGATATTTGCAGACAGGTTACATTAGATACAATACCCTTGAACCTAAAAACTTTAAGCGTCTTGTTGCACGCGGTGATTTTGAGTATGGGTCAATGACTCTAGAAACAGTTGCAGCAGATGGCACAGAGTATGACGTCGTTTCATACGACGCATCCGTGCCACCAGTTGAGGTAACTACATCTAACCCACAGGAAGCACAGGAATACTTGGCTTATAAGTTTGTTTTATATCGTGATGGTACTACTGCTTCAGAAGGTCCAGTTATGAAGGGCTATCAGGCAAAGGCAACTATTGCTACTCCACGCCAGAGAGTAATGAAATTTCCCGTCTATTGTTATGACGTGGAGACAGACAGATACAACGTACAACTTGGATACGATGGTCGTGCTTTCGATAGGATTCAAATACTAGAATCTATTGAAGAAAATGGTGACGTTGTCACATGGCAAGACTTAACTACAGGTGAATTACGTCAGGCTGTCATTGAACAAATTTCATTTACCCGACTAACTCCACCAGACCGTGGCTTTAATGGTTATGGTGGCATCATTGATATCACGATAAGGACTGTGTAATGTCTGCTACCCAATGGCTAGGTCTAGCCATCTCTATTTGTACTCTTGTTGCTGCTTTTGCTACCTCTGTTAGGTGGCTAGTTAAGCATTATCTTTATGAACTTAAACCAAATTCTGGTACAAGTCTTAAAGATTCAGTTATTAGACTTGAGGAAAAAGTAGAAATCTTGTATCAAATTATGATTCAAAAGGGAAGAGAATGACTAATGAAGCCTGTTGCCAAGAGAGCCACACCTGCCGCTATTGCTGTCCTTCGACAAGCCACAGCGATATCTCCATCGCGTATGAAAGCATCCGATGGACTTCTGCCGTCGAAAGCACATCTGGCACAGAACCCCAACAGCGACCATAACACAGGGCTTGGTGTAGATTTAACTCATGACCCTGCTCGTGGTATTGATTGCGCTGATATCTATGAGCAACTCAAGCGCGACAAGCGTGTCAAGTATTTAATCTTCAAGGGTCAGATATGGATTCCAGGCAGAGGCGATAAGCCATACACTAAAGGTAATCCACATAACAAACATTTACATATATCAATCAAAGACAATTGCGGGAATGACGATTCTCCGTGGTTTCCGTGGTTAAAAAAGGTTAAGTTTTCAACTGCTAATCAAGCCAGATTAGTAGTTTCAAAACTAAAGCCACTACCAAAAAAGAAAGGCAACAAATGAAAAAACTAGTTAAGAAGTTCATTGGACCAAAGCAAGTAGCAGCAATTAAATCCTATCTACGTGCCGTTTTTGCATCGGCTGTGACCATGGGTCTAGCGTTGCTAGTAGATATGCAACCTGAGCATGCTATTCTAATCGGTGGTATCACCGCTCCACTGGCTAAGTGGGCAGATAAGACTGAAACTGAATATGGACTAGGCTCCAAGTAGTACCCATTTAAAGGGCCTAGCAGCCCCATAGAGACAAGAAACCCCCAGTACTGGTAGTAGACAGCCAGAACTGGGGGTTTTTTCTTATTTTTGTAGCATGTTTAATATATCTTCAACCTTAATAAGGTAACCCTTACTAGGGTTGGGAGGTATGTTGCAAGTAATGGCTCTTCCCCGAACCGTTACTACTTGTTTTAATACCTCCGTTGGCACCAGCAGGGTTGCCCCCTCCAATACAAAAGCCCAGTATTCTGCTTTAGTACTGGACAATCCTGATAGATACCAATTCTCATTGTTGTGTGACCAGCAAACTGTTTCAATATATAAGTTGCCAGTATCTTTCCATTTCAAATCTGTTTTAACTTCTACTGTTTTGCCACCTGTTAGTAGTTGTTCTACTAAGCCTTCTCCTTCTTGTCCCTTTGCTAGGTCTAAGTCGAAGTCTGATAGTTTGCTCATGGGTATCCTAAGTATAGTGGCTTGGCTGTAATGTTAAGTTTATTTCTCATTAGTTTACGTTCATACTCTGTAGTACCGCCCCAAAATCCAAAGACCGCATTCTTAAGTGAGTAGTCTAAGCATTGTTTTTTAACTTCACAGTTGCTACAAATTTTCTTAAGCATCTTAACTTCTCTATATGTAGAACTACCATCTGGTACAAAGAACTCTTCTGACTCTACACTCCTGCAGTTAGGTGTGCCTTTCCATTCTGGGTACTCCACTTATCCTCCTGTTGAGTAGAAACCTGAGCCATTAAATTTAACGGCTGGTGCTGACCATATACGCTGCATAACTTCGCCACAAGTTTTACATGCAGGGGGAATATTCTCATTAATTTCTATTACATCTGTGCAGTAATTACATTTAAAATCAAATAGTGGCATTAGTCAAACTCCTCGTTCTTTGGGTGAGGGAGTGTGACCATAGACCCACAGTTAGCGCACTCTCCATCAAGGAAATAAAAGCATATTTCACCTTGGTCAAATGCAACAAGCGCATGAAATACATCCCCTCCACATATGCAAACATCTCCAATAGATTCTCCTCGCAAATCCATAGCGTGTGTGTAATCCGTTGGATGTAGTAACTCTCTGATTTCTTTAACGACATCATTCTCCTCGTTCGTCATCATCTGCCTCTACTAAATCATCATCAGGTTGTGGCTTCCATCCACCTAGATTTCTAATCAGAGATGCAATAGTTCTTTGAACTTTCATCCGTGCACCATCTGGTGTTGTGTCTAACTCTTTGGCTGTCTCACTCCACTCGACATTGTCAACTGTAAACCTAACCTTGAGGATAAACTGTTTTGCTTCTGACAGTTTATAATATGCTGCTGCAATATCAGACCTAAGTACTAGCCAGTTGTTGCCATCATTAGCAGATTCTGACTTGTTAAACTTAAAGTTAAGGTCTTTGATTTTAGTTGGAATCTCATACGACTCAGCAATAATTGATGGTAAGAACGCTTCAATAACAGATGCATCGTAGTAGTAAAGGTCAAGCAACTCATAGCCAACCGTCCGTGCCTTTTCGCGTTCGCAATAAGTAATTGCTTTATTGCGAAGAGACTTGGCTATGAGTTTGTCCTTGTCTTTTCTTGGCAGTGCTGACCACTCTTTATACTTAACTGGGTGACTGACAAACCATATCCACAGCACCTGCTGTATGTCTTGCTGGTCAGTCATTGGGTATTTGCGCTGGTATTCGGCAGCAATAGCCACAACCATTTGCTCATACTCTTCTAAGTAGTCCACGTTATCCCTCTGCTACGCCTTCCCATTGTCGTCTTTGCACCAATAGTCCGATTATTGCATAGTTTGCTAGGTCAATAAAGGTATCTTCAATACTTTCATAATTGGGCGTGTCGTTACTTTTGTAGTAAAGGTTTTCCAATCGTGCCATTTTGTCATGCATACGCACAAGCAATCCATTCATTGCCCCACCTGGAGCATTGGCTATGTTAAACGGGCCGTAGTCTTGATGCTTACGCACCATAATTATACGCAGTTCATTTAATATATCTTCAAAATTACTCAGGTCTTTCATCAAGTATCTCCCTAGCCTGTTCTTCAAAGTCCATCATTGCTTCTTGTACTAACACTTCTTCTACAATCTCATCTCCGTGCCCTGCTTCTGATGATACTAACACTGCTGCCAGCATAGTTAACATACTGTTTGCTTTTTGTGGGTCTGTTTTATTTGCCATCCATACATCTCTTAACGCATTAAGGATATCTAATCCTTTACTATTGGAGATTGGTATGCCTATGTATCTAGGATGTTCTTTAATAAAATCCCATACTTCTTCACCGTTATTCAGAAAGGCATTTTCGGACTCGTTCATTTATAAACTCCGCTCCTTCTAGCATTACTATGCTATTAACATCATGCCCCTCTGGCATCTGTACTATGTTTACATTACCCAACTCTCGACTTACTTTCTTTCCGAAATCCATACCTGCTGAATCACCATCTGCTAATACAATTACAGTATCAAAGTCATCTAATATTTTAGAGTAGAATGGTTTCCAGTTGTTGGCTCCTGGAATACCTATAGATGGATGATTAGTTTTTACACTCATAGTAATGCAATCTATTTCTCCTTCTGTCACACAGATATAATCTGATGCAGTAAGAACTACTTGTGCGTTGAACATACTGGTCTTAGCACCTGGCATGCCCATATACTTTGGGTCAGCATTACCTATTGCTCTGAATCTAATATCAACTACACCTGATGGCGTTATGTATGGTATTGCTAGTCTACCTATGTATTGTTCATGACCTGGAAGAGCGTCCTTTACCACTCCAAGATGAAAGCGTTGCGCCTCTGCGACCGAGAGATTGCGTGTTGCTAGATACTCTGCTGCTAGATGAATTTGACTTGCGTACTGGTGCGTCGCCTGCAAGAGAAATTGTCTGTGCGAATTTGACAGCCTCACTGTAGTTACCTCCTTCCCTATGCATAATTAAATCGTATACATCTCCACCAACACCACATCCGTGGCATTTAAATCTTTCTTCTTCAAAGTTAATACCTGCTGATGCATGACTATCACTATGAAATGGACACTTAATTTTGCGCCAGCCGTGTCCCTCAGCAGGCACGGCTGCGCCTACGTATCTTAAGTAGTCTGCGATACTATGTTTCACCCATTGCCTTTCTGATTAGGGCAAGCCAAATGTTGGCTGGCATTGTGCAATACCATTCACCAACATCTGACTTACCTTTCCGTTTGTGCAGAACTGTTCCAGTCCACGCATTATCATTTTTAATTTCTACTTCTAACTCTTTAACCCAAGCGCTTAAGTCCATGCGGACGTGGTTTTTAACCTCAATGGTTACTCCATTCACACCGCTGATATCACCTTTGTCTAGTTGTGCTCCTGCGATTCTGCGGTCTGCATATGGAAAGCCATTGGCTTTCAACCATTTAACAGCATCTGCTTCTGCTTTGCTGCCTTTACGCTTGGCTGCTGTACTCATTCTTTAGGTAGTTCCTTAATTGTATTTACTACCCAACCATTACTTTCACCTTCTGCTGCGCGTTGTT